TGAAGGCTACATCAATCAACTGATCGCTGAACGGATCACCGGCCAGCAGACACCCGTACACGTTACATCGGCGATGGAGCGCGGGACTGAACTTGAGGGTCAGGCGCGAGCGTACTACGAGATGATTTTCGACAGTCAGATTCAGCAGGTTGGGTTCTGTATTCACGATCAATTTGAGGATGTCGGTATATCGCCTGACGGCTTGATTGTTGATCCGAATACCGGCAAGTTTTATGGGCTGGAAATCAAGTGCCCATCAGCATCAACGCAGGTTGCCTATCTGCGCAGGGGCAAGGTTCCTACCGAATATGTTGCTCAAGTACAAGCGTGTATCTGGGTGGCAGACGCGGATTTCTGGGATTTCATTTCCTGGCACCCGCAAATGAAGCCCTTATTGATTAGGGTTTTTAGAGACGATGATTTCATTGGTGAAATGGCCGCTATCTGCCAAGAAGCCATTGAAAGCATTAATTACAACGTGAAGAAATTAAGGAGCAAACAATGAGTGAGCAGAAGTATGAAAACCGTGGCGTTTTGTTTAAGAACGACAACAAAACAACTGAAACCCAGCCGTTGTATAAGGGCAATATAAATGTCGATGGCCAGGACTACTGGTTGTCTGCTTGGGTAAAGCAGGGCCAGCGCGGCAGTTTTATGACACTGGCGGTCACCAAAAAAGATGATGACTACCAGCCAAAGCCGAAGGCTGAACCGCCGGTTGATGAACACGGCAATTTGGCAGATATCCCGTTCTAATATTGTTGATTTCTTGAGCAAAAAAAAGCCCGCACTGCAATCGCGGGCAACTCAAGGAGACAGGAGTAACTTCATGAGAATTCATTTTGGCAAATGTTTAAGGGTGGCGCAAACGAAAAATCGTGTAAGTAACGTGAAGGTGGCGGCGCATTTCAACGTCCATCACCAGCAGGTTATGCGCTGGCGCAAGTCCGAAAGCGTAAAACTGAATCTGGCCGACTCAATTGCGGAATTTTTTGGCATGACATTGTGCGAGTTTCTCGCCCTGGATGGCAACAATGGAGTGGAATGAAGACGGTCAGTATTGGCGCATCAACTCTGAGCAGACATTCAACTTCTTTGTTGAACGACTGCGCGAACTATATGAAAAGCATCACTATCTTGAGATGCAGTGGCAGGTAGGTAAGCAAAGATCGCATCAGCAAAACAACTCGCTTCACTTGTGGTGCGCGATGCTGGCGAAAGAACTCAATGATGCTGGTCACGACATGGTACATTTTTTTGATGAGGGGGCAGATATTCCATGGACAAAAATGATGGTGAAAGAAATGATTTGGAAGCCGGTGCAAAAGGTGATGACAGACAAGGTAAGCACGAAAGAGGCGCACAAGGTGGAGTACACAAAAATTTACGATGTGTTGAATCGCCATCTAGCCGAGAAGAAGGGGGTGTCGGTGCCATGGCCTACGAGATGAATTCGGTAAAAATGCCCATTGACCCAGAGTGGGAACAGATGGCCATGAAGTATCACGGCCAGGTCATGAACGAGCAGACCATTGTCACCGATGCGCAGGTTGTTGGCACTCTTGGAGAAATGGCTTTCGCTTTCTTCATCCGCTGTTGCGGCCTGACTGCGGTATACATGGGTGATGAAAGCCGGGATTACGATTTCAGGGTGATGGATCGCAAGATCGATATCAAAACGTGCCGCAGGGATTACCCGTTCCGTGGCGAGTACGAATTGAAGATACCAGCCTACCAGCGATTCCAAAATTGCGACTGCTACGTTTTCATTAATTTGTACGGCGAGTTCGTTGAAATTTTAGGCTATATGCCTAAACACCTTTTTTGGGATCATGAATTCGGATACAACCGAGAAACCGGCGAAACATTTAATGGCTATCAGTACAAGAAGTCATGTAGGGTTCTGAACGCCATGCATCTGATTCACATGGATCATTTTGGGGGTTACTTGGAGGCGCAATGACTTATCCAACGATCAAGGCAGTAAAAATACCAAACCCTTGTATTGGTATCTGCTCAACGACTACAGTTGGGTCAATGTTCTGTCGGGGTTGTCACCGCTATTGGAAGGATGTGGTGGCCTGGAACGCAATGGACGATGGCGAAAAAATTATGGCCATGAAACGTGCGGCCTATCACCGCAGTGCCCTGCAGATGGGGCTAGTTGACGGAGACAATATCGATTATGACCAGCAAAGTATCCATCACGAAGTTGAAAGAAGACTGCGCGAGACTGCTCCAGAAGCTGGTGAGACTGAAGGCCGCTGACAAAAACGGTTACTGCGAATGTGTTACCTGCGGTATCAGAAAGCACTGGAAAGAAATGCAGGGCGGTCATTTCATTGAGCGCAGAAAAACATCGACACTTTTAGAGGAAACTAACGTCCATCCGCAATGTCCAGGTTGCAACCTCTACAAGATGAAAGTATCCTCAACGATACTCGCCTATCGCCGGTTCATGGTTGATATGTACGGCGAGGAATTCGTTAATCAATTGGAAATTGAATCCAGTAAACCAAAAAAGTTTACTGCTGATGAACTTTGCGCTCTGAAAAAAGAGTTGAATGAGAGGATAAATGAACGACTCGATGAAATTTCGTAACTGTAAATGCGGCCATCAGGCCGAAGAAGTAATCAAAGTAACTGATGAACATGGAGTGATCATCCGTCCGGTGCGAGTGGCATGGTATTGCCACAACTGCAAGGCTGTAGAAAAGACGGTTGGAAGGGAAAGAGCGGTCAGGGGATTGGGTTGAGTGGAGCGTGGAAGATGGGGTTCCCAAAAGGCAGGAAAGGGGGTCATGCCTACCGCTCCGATGCTATTTTAGCAGAAAAAAAAAGCGGAGCATCATTTTTGTGATTACTCCGCTTGAACTTACCTTGCAGTGGGAATACTATTGTAAGGAGTCGGGGGCATTGACGGATGCCTGAATCCCGATTGAAAAGAAAGGAAAAGATCAGGAACCCGACTTGGGTGCATTATCCTGTTTCTTATCCTCCCGCGCAACCGCGCATTTCAATCGTGTCCCCGCCGGTGTGGTAAATCCTGACCGCAACTCTGGATATGGTGAGTTGTCACCTGAAAAACAACCGCAGAAATGTGTGGATCAAGCGACATAAATCCTGCTCTGACTAACGGCTTGTCAACAGGGAACTGGAAACCGAAAGGGAAAGTCGCGAGATGGCAATTTAGACAAGGATGTCCAGGGGCGTGTTCACCATTGTGGATACGGTATGAGTACCAGGCCGAAGGGTCTTTCGCGAAAGCGGGTGGAAGTGAGCAGGAGCCAACCTGTCATTTCCAGGGGAAAAAGCCGAGTTATGTCTAAACAAACCAGGAGCCGAAAATGGCACAGAAAACCGAAAAAATCGTAATCATCCCGATAGAAAAGCGCACCAGTATTGGCGGCGGCAAACTCAAGCGGTCATCCATGAATAAACACAAAAAGAGATGCTATAAAAAGTATAGGGGGCAAGGCCGTTGATCACGCTACGCCCACACCAAGAACGTGCCGTGGAAATGTTGCGGCATTCGTTTAAAACCGGGCACCGCACACCATTAGTGGCGGCACCATGTGGTTACGGCAAGACCATCTTGGCGGCTTGGATACTTAAAGAAGTGCAGGATCGTGGAGGCCGCGGACTGTTCGTTTGCGACAGGCTCAAGTTGTTAGACCAGACGATTGAGGCGTTCAAGAAAGCTGGTATCAAGTACGGTGTGATTCAGTCAGATCATTGGGAAGCTAACCCCGCCGCACCGATCCAGATAGCGTCAGTGCAGACCCTGTTTAGACGCAAGCATATGCCTGATTTTTCACTGGCCCTGGTAGATGAGGCGCACATCTTATACAAGGGGCTTACCGAAATTATTCAAAGCTGGGATCGCATAAAGTTCATCGGTCTGAGCGGAACTCCATACACTGCAGGATTGGGTAAAATTTACGATGATTTACTTGTGCCAATCACACCACGGGAACTTTTGGATAAAGATTACCTATGTCCCGTTGATTATTATGCTGGTAGAAAGCCTGATATCGCATCTGTGAAGAAGCGGCACATGGCATCAGGCGGCTCAGACTATGATCCGATCCAGCTGGCCACGGCCATAGAGCGTGATCAGATATTGACGGGTGACATAATCCAAAACTATTTACGCCATGCTAACGGAACAAAGGCGATTGCGTTTACACCGAGCATTATTCATAGCAAAACATTAACAGAGCAGTTCAACCAGGCCGG